AGTCGCAATGCCACAGTTAGTCAGAAACTGTGTTTTGCCTTCTGCAAAATCAGCCAAAATCTTTCGCCGTAAATCTTTTGGTGTTTTGCCACACACAAACCCGGCACTGTCAGGCTGGTGCCGGTTCAGGATCTGGGCCAAGCGTTCTGCTTGTTCTACTGATGCACAAAATGCCAGGGTCTGCCTGCCCTGCGAAAGCTCCATGATCGGAGATGCAAACCGATGCAGAATCTGCTCCTCTTGCAGTACCTTTGCAAGGTCGGCTCCATTCAATTCGCCGCAAGTTGTCCTGACGTTTTCATAAGACAGACCAGTGACATGGACAGCCCGTTGCCTGACAGGAGTCAACCAGCCATCTTCAATAGCGTCATTGATCTTGTATTCAAAGGCCACGGTTTCAAACACCGATCCAAGTGCAAGCCTGTCAGCTCGATCCGGTGTAGCCGTGATGCCAACGGTTTTATGTTTGCTGTTCTGCTTCAGGTGATCCTGAATCATCCGCCATGAGTTGCACGTCGCATGGTGAGCTTCGTCAACAATCAGCAGACTCCAGTCTTTTGGCCAGCGGATCAAATCCTTTAGCCTTGCACCGTCATTAGATGTCAGCGTCTGAATTGTTGCAACAACTGCTTGTGGAGGGGTGAGCCAACTGGAAGATGCCTTCTGGTCCGCCATTTCAATACCAACATCAATGCCCTGTGCACGGAGTGCTCTTGACATTTGACCTACAAGCTCTTCCCTGTGTGCGATGGCTAGGATTCTGCCCTGCTTAGCCATCCTCGCAAGCCTGACTGCGACATGAGTCTTACCTGTGCCAGTAGGCATGACGATCAGCGTGCTGCTGACTTCCTGAAGCTGTGCAATGGCCGAATGAATCGCTTCCGTTTGGTACGGCCTGTCATTCATCACGAAACTCCTCTGGCCTCGTATCCCACAGGAGCTTCGGAACATAGCCGATATCCTGACAGGTGCGGCAACCCCTGCCATGACATTCATAGCAGGGGTAGCGCAATTCGCAGCTGTCAATGATCTCGATTGCTGCCTCCAACTGGGAAGCAATCATGTCGTAATTGCCCGCAAGAAATGTTGCTGCTGCCAAGTGAGAACCCTTGGCCGGGCGATTCCAATTCAGTTTATGAAAAACAAGTTCATCCAGAATCGTGTGTGCCTGGCTGATTTTGTTCTTCAGCTCTGTGTATGCAGCAGCACCATCAACTCCATCCGTGAGTCGTTCATCGTCCATGATTTCACCTCTGTCCTATCTGATTCTGAGGTGAGTGCCGCGATCACCAAGCTGTGCAAAGGGCAGTTGCTCACCGTCCTCTAATCGTTGCCTGATGAGATCCCTGTTAGGCATGCTCGATGTCTTGACTGTCTGGTACTCTGGCGGCACCGCCCCCTCGTCAATGACGATAGGGGTAGCACCACCATTACGGGTCACTGCAATGTTGAATGATTCCGTTGTTACCTTGGGTCGTTCGATCAAGTTCAAGGCGAACATCAACCGCTCCTTCAGGGAACGTGCAGAATTGTCATCAACATTTGCGCGGCTGGCGAGCCGCTCTGCTTCCTCTCTGCGAGTCTTGGCCCGTGCCTCAAACTCCTTGATGAGGTAGCAGTATTTCTGAACCTTGTTTTCAAGGTCCTTGTCCAGCTCCTCAAACCATGCGTCAACCGCGTCAGCTACTGCTGGGTCGCTGATGTCGCCTCCGGATTCTGTGAGCAGCTCCTGTAGTGCGAGTTCATCGCCGGTGATGTCAAAAATTGTTCGGTTCAAAACGGCAGCTCCTCTTCTGCTACACCTGTGCTTGCTGCCATGCTCATGGCTTCCAGCTTATGGTCACCGTAGCTGTTGGTAGCCCATTCCGCATGCACTTGTCTGCCTGTTTGCATCGCGTCACGAGCCATGTCGATCCACGAGCCCTTGAAGGTGTCAACAATGATTCCATTGCTCAGGGCAATAGCCATGCAGGGGTTGCCGCTCTTACTCTGGAGGGGCTCACCGTTTCTCTTCAGCTTGTTTTCAACTGAAGTCACATGAAAGGCTTCGCTGTTTGCTTTACGGGTTGGTGGTGGACCTGATGCCTGGTCGGATGGCCGTACAACACCCGGCTCATTGGGGTGCATGACCACCGCCCTTGTACTGACCCCCTCTTGAACCGGCTTTACAACTGGTGCTGCAACTGGTGCAACCCCCTGCATTTCTTCAGCTGGTGTATCAGTTGATGCGCCCAAGACACAATACAGGTGGCCGAAATTGGCACGGCACAGCTTAGCTTCTGCCCTCGTTTGGGTCATGGAGTACCGTGCAAAGACTGGACCATTGGACCATCGAGCTTCATCGTCTCCGACATATCCAACTGCTGAGGCGACAGCGACACCTTCTGAATTGTGCAGGGTAGCTGTTGCTTTAGTTGCCTTCATGTCCTTGTCGATTGTGGCCTCACTTACACTCACGGTGTAGCCAAGTGCATTGGCCACGGCGATGCCGCCTCCGACACACATGAACAACTTGCCTTGAATGTTTGCCAGATGCTTCGACTTGATCTGTGGTGCGAGCAGCATGATAAGCTCAGAGTTCTGCTTCAATCGGTCCTGCGGTGTGAGGACCGGAGGAACCGCCATGACAGGCGGCTCCCCCGGATGAGAAGAGGTAATAGAACCCGGCTCGTGTGTGATAATTTCATTCATCGGTTGACCTTCCTTGGTAGTAGGCGCGCTCATTCGATCCTTGCCCCAGCCGGACAACCGGGGAACGTCCCCGGTTATCTGCTGGGCGACCCTCTACGAGTCGTGTCTTGCGCCAGTTGTTGAACAGCATACAAAGAAATCTCATCATTCGTCTACCCCTGTAATCAAGGCGTAATCGTCCTCGTTGATTCTGAAGTAACTGCGACGTGCGGTAACTGGGGAATGCCCCAAGAGATATGACTCACGCATCGGACCCAGCGTCCGCAGCCAGATGTTGCTTCGTGTTCTACGCAAATCCCTGAACGTAAACGGGGTTACGTCTGCCATTGCACAAGCCTTCTGAAGTGAGTTGCCAAGTGATTCAACACCTCTGCCACATCCGGGCAGACCTGTCTCCAGAATCTCACTCAGCTCCTTGGTCATCGGCACTTCGCGGGCACCCGTCTTCCCTCCTCTGATGATGATCAGGTTGCCAACATTCGTGTTCCACTTCAAATCATCTGCTGTCACCGCGCTGGCTTCACCAGTTCTAAGGCCAGCGTAGTAGCACATTGCAATGACAGCACGCATGTTGGGGTTCTGCCTCATGACCCTGATGACATCATCTTCAGGAACGTCGCGCTCACCTGTTCGGTCATACATAGGGGGATTCTTCGGAGCCCCCGTAAAAGGGGACTCGTCAATGACTCTCTCGCGGACCCCAAACAAGAACACCTGATGTGAGCACCTCATGGTCAAGGCAATCGTTGACTTGGCGTACCCCCTGTCGCTCATGTCTCTGCGGAAGTCAGTGACATCTGATGGTGTGATTTCTGATGCCAGAACACCAGGATTGTCTCGTGACATGAACTCAAGCAGGTGCATGGTGCTCACCCTGTACGCGCTCATGGTGTTGCGCTGCACGTCAGGTTGACGGTCTGCCAGAAACCTATCGACAAGCTCACGCAGGGTCCGATCCTTTTGCTCCTGCTTTTCCTGAACCTGATGCTCATGTCTAGCAATCATCGCTTGCATTCGCCTGGTGGCTTCACGCTTGGTCACCTTGTCAACGCTTCCAACGCTTCTCCGTTTCACGTTGCCCTGCGAATCGGTGTAACGGATGCGCCAGTAGCCACCCCAGTTGGTAAGTGTATACGTTGTCATGCTCCCCTCCTGTCGATTGCTTCGTCGAGTGCGGCATTGATCGCTGCGTACTGTGGGACCTTCACTCCCTGTAGTTGAACCTCTTCTTGCTCCAGTAGCTTCGCCAGTTGCTTCGCTTTCTCTGGAATGTTCAGTGCACGAGGCACCTGTACCTGAACGTAACGGTCTTGAATTTTCTTGGCCTTTGCTGCCATGACTCACTCCTTGGTAGTCTGATTGGTGATACAATGTAAATGTCTCCCTTGGTAGGTAGACGCACTTTTGTGAGGCTCCGGGGTTCGTCGTTGTCCCCCGGAGCCTCGCTGCGTTTAGCCCCACTGGAATGTGACACTGGTCCTGTCTGGGTCCATGATGTCATCGAACTCTGCCTGATCGTCAAGGTATTCAATCTTGACCATCGCCTCTGGCCACATGAACGGGATCACCCTGTTCAGGTTTTCAAGAAGGTCAGTAGTGATCTGGTTCGGCAGTTCGTAACTAGCGAAACGCTCATCCATTGAGATCCAGTAGCGCATGCCATCAATGATGTGCCATGCTTCAATCTCTTCTGGTGCATCTCTTTCTGTGAGAAGGAACCAGCTAGGCTGACGCAACGCAAGCGTTGCCAGTGAAATCTGATTGATCCTAACTGTCATATTCCCCCCTTGCGGACATAGTGACACCATATCCATTGATACTGATGGAGCTGCCTTCAATTTCGTGAAGGGTGAACTGTTCACAGGGCTCTGTCCACACGGCGATCTTATCGTGCTTGAGAAACAAGAGATAGGCAAGGTCATAGCTGTTCATGCGGTTGGCGAACTGCTGGATTTCCTCACTTGTAATTGCTTGCAAGGTGGCATTCATGCGTCACCTCCCTTCAGTTTCTGGAGTGCTGCGTCAGCTTGCTCAAGGGCAATCCACAGTGACTCAATGGTTTCACTGAGCATCTGCAAGGCAGACTCATCAGCAGAGGGGTACCTCCCCTTCACTGGCTCTGGCTTGGGCTCTGGCTTGGGCTCTGGCTTGGATGGTGGCACTGCCACCAACGCAAGCTCCGCCTGGCTGTGCCTGCCTTTGCCTTGAGGCCTGCGGTACTGGCCGGTCTTCTCGATCAAGCCACGATGCTGCAACTGACTGAGGGTGCTGCTCACTGATCCTCTACAAAGGCCAGTGAACGATGCGACCTCAGTCCCAATGCAAGGCCCACGTTCCATGAGGCACTTCAACACTGTGCTTGAAGTAGGTGATACTCGACTGAACACGGGGTGGCCACCATTTCTGATGAAAGCCTCCCATTCCGGGCTCGTGTTCGCTTGCCTGTTATGCGCTGTCGTTGTCATTTTCATTCTCCTTGTGCATTCTTGGTGATGCGAATGGCTTCGGCCTTTGCTTGCTCAACTTGCGCTTCGTCGAGGTTGGCCATTTTTACGAATTCGTCGCACGTTTGTACCGCATCCTTGAAAGCCTTTTCATTAGGTGCGAGGATGCTGAGGACCAGCCCCATCGCAAGCATTTCAACCGGATCAGGTCGATCCTTTGCAGCGTGCATTTCAGTGAGAGTCTTCGATACATGCTCCAAGCATGCAACGATGTTCTTCTCGTCATTGGATTCCGTTACGTCGTTCTGTCGTGCAATCATGTCGTTGTCTCCATTTGTTTGACTTTGATGCTTGAGCATTTTATGCTCCAGTCGATACCCTGTCAACTGCTGCGTTTATTAGGGCCTGAGCCGGTGGATAACTATTCCTTGTGAACCAGTGCCTCCTCTGGCTCTGATTCCAACTCGTCAATCCCAAGCACCAGATCGCAAGCCTTTGATGCTCGACCTGCTGCCCAGACAATCGCTTTCTTGTCTTCCTCAAGCCTTCGTGTCCAGCCTTGGATATAAGCGTTTCTGTTCTCGATAAGCTCAGGCCTTTCGATACCAAGATGAGCACCTGCGAATGCCGCGCCCAGTTCAGCCACCAGTTCCTCGCGGGTGTAGCTGTCATCATTCGATGCGAGCTGTTCCTGACCGATGCCTCGCTTCAATCGCTTGTCATGTCCAGTGCTGTGCATACACTCGTGCAACAGTGTGAACTGATACGCCTCTGGGCTCTCAAAGTATTCACGTTCAGGCATGGTGATGGTGTCGGTTGAGGGCCTGTAATATGCCGAATCACCGCCATGATTCAGTGTGATGTCTTGTGTGTCCAGATACGAGCTGATCACAAAATCGGCAAGGTCCACAGCCTTCATGTCCTGCGCCTGGTCGCAGTCGATACGGTGAAATCCGACGAGTCTGTCCAGGCGGTTGGACAATCTTTCGAGGACCTCCGCTGGCATGTCGCACTGGTCAAGATTGAACACAGCGTAATGCCTCAGCAGTGGGATGACCTTCCCCTTTCCGGTTGGCTTAGCAGCGTTGACATGCCCTGCTGGGTGCCGGTCTTCAAGCATCATCCAGTACGTCGCATGATTTGACTTCTCCCCCTTGCGCACCTGACCGCCCAGCTTCTGCGCCTGGCGATAGGTCAGCCACCAAGGCGATGCGTAGCCCTTCAGGCTCTGCACGAGCCCCAGATTCAGGGAGTTGATTCCCTGATACCGCTTGCCTGTTGACACGCTGCGCGGGTTGCTGCTGGGTGCCATCCATGTCTGGGTCCAAGGTACGCATCCAATGCTGAGCGCATCCAGTACGTTGTCCGTGATTTCTTGATACAGGTCGATTGGTTTCTTTTTCATGTCGTTGTCCTCAATAGAAAGGGGGTCAGTCGATCATTAGTGCGTAGCCCTTGAAATCCAAATCTGGGCTGGTCGCATCTTCGTGCTGATATACGGGCCTGATATGGTTCACCTGATGGTGTTCGTTGAAGTGGGAGTCGTGGATAGTCAATGCCACGAGGGGCATGTTGCCGTGTCCATTCGTGTCTACGATGTCCGTCAGTACGCGAAGCATGTCGTTCACGGTCACTGCGTGCTTGTCTTCATTCAGTTGCATGTCATTGTCCTTTTCAGATACAAAATTCGCCGATAAGTTCCACAAATTCAGGGTAGCCGTTGTAAGGCTCGCCGATTGAATTCCTCAAAAGAGTCACCTCTGCATTAGCCTCGTGACACCACCAGCCAACGCGCAGGTCCCCCTTCCCCATCTTGATATACGCCTCCATCCATGCGTGCACGTCCTTCACAGTGGCGGCATGCTGTAAGTAGCCGCCCATCTCACGGAATGATTTTGTTTTCTCGCTCATGTCGTTGTCTCCAGAAGGCTGTTGTAGATTTCTTTTCCGTTGTCGGTCAGGCTATCGAATCCACGATGTCCGCAGCCCGGATTGTAGTACCGCGAAATGCGGCACAGCTTTGCATATAAAGGCGAGGCCTGTCCACCATGCGAGTCTACTGCATGCCAATAATGAGCCTCTACAATGTCGAATCGATCAAAATACATATCGTTGCCCTCTCTTATGTACGCCTGGAGTCAATATGCGACCAGATAGCCGCCAGCCTCCGTCTCCAGCAGAATAGTATTGTCTCTGATTTCCTCCAGCTTCTCATCTGAGTCGGCAAGCAGCTGCTCCTGCCACTTGTCACAGTGCCTCTCGACGTAATCACGAACCGCCTTGAGGTCCATATGCTTCTGGAACTGATAGCGTAGTGAATGCGGAGAGGGTCCAGAAGGAAGCTCTGATCTGGAAGAGAACTCCTCGATAAGATCAGCCAGATCGTCGTATTCAGACCATTCGCAGCAAAGGCCGATCACGTCGATGTTAAGGTCCTCGCCCATGTCCTCAGACACGTCCTCAAGATACTCAAAGAGGGCCTTGAACCCTGCCCAGCTGAACTGGTTTCCTCGCCCGTAGGTCCTGAACTCAGCCTCAAGTGCGCCTGGCGTGCTGATGGTTGTTGAAATTGGCATGTCGTTGTCTCCAGTAAGGGGTGATCATTGCTTGTCTGCGATGCCAGCGGGATGAACTGTCAGTTCCTCAGTGGTCGAATCGATCTCTTCAGGGGTAGAGCATTCGATCACATTGAAACCATACTTCTGTTCACGTTCGGGAAGGTGGTCCGTCGCATCTGGTCCTACCCAGTGATCTTGGATTGCTTCCTGTGCTTCCCACTTGGTGCCCGCTTCAATCGTTACGAATTCACGGAAAACTACTCGTTCGACTCGTTCAACTTCTACTACAAATTTCATGTCGTTGTCTCCAGTAAGGGGTTGAAATGTTGCCCTTGAAGGGCCCAGAATGCTGCCCCCCGAAAGGGGCAGGGATCTGGGTCCTCCTCAGATCTGTCGGAGAGCCTGAAGCAGGTCCTCCAGCTGTCGTTCAAGGCCGTCAATGCGGTCCACCAGCTCACTGTCATCACTGCCTGATTTTGACTCCAGCTCCTCAAGGCGGTCCTCGTGGTCTCTGATGGAGGAGTCGTAATCGTCGAAATCGTAGTATTCCAGATTGGTCAGGCGGTCCTCGTGTTCCTCGTGGTCTCTGTCGATACGGTCAAGGCTGTTCTGTGCCTTGTGGAGCTGTTCAGCATGATGTGCCAGATCATGCTTGAGCTTGTCGGCATTGTCTGCTTGACAGTGCAGGGCCTTGAGCACATCGCCGTTGTTGGGTGCGTCGCTCAGCTCTTCAGATGCTGCCAGCTCTTCCAGCTTCTCGAGTCGCTGGCTGATGTTGTTGAGGCCTTCGAGCTGCTCCGGGGTGATCTGGCATTTGTTGCAGATGATCTGGATGAGCTGGGTAATGACCTTGTGGCTGTCGATGTCGATTGTGATCTTGTCGTTCACGTCGTTCATGTCGTTGTCTTTCTGCCTCACTGAGGCGGTTTGATTGAGTAGGGGAAGATATGTTGCACTGTCTACCCTGTCAAGCAGTAGATCAGAAGATTATCATGGCCAATGGCTGTAAACCACTGCAATCTAGTGGTTTGAGAGACGAAAAAGAAAATGGATTTGTTTTGAGCAGGTCGAAAATGGGGCTGTGCATCGGATACGACATGCACGGCCCAGCATTCCCCCGGCCCCAGACCCCCGACCCCCGGCCCTGATCAGGCCAGCCCCCAGCCGGTGATACTTCTGGTAGTAGTCTACCCACCCCCTGCCATCCCCCGGCCAGTGGACCCCTACCCCCTGCCCCGGTCAGTTTGTGCTCAGGCTGTGCCAGCTGGCCATCTGGGTGGTTCTATTGAAGGGGGGCATCGGGGGGGTCAGCGGCCCCACGAGGACGTTATCAGGGCAACGTGTGTTTCTCTACCAACATTTCGCCCTAGTTTTCCAGGCAAATTTGAGGACCGTTCCTATAGCGAAGAAGGAAGGGGTAGGAGTAGAGAACAGAGCTGGAGACAAGGGGGGGGTAGGGACAAGCTAGGACTTGCGTTTCTTCTTAGGGGTTGAGGTCTTCTTCTTCTTGACTGGTGACTTTGAAACAGTGACTTTCTTTCCGTAACCCATTCCACGAGGCATGACATTTCTCCTTAGTCTTTACGCCTGTCTTCTTCGTCCAGCTTTCCCAGACGCTCCCAATCCGGCGGGAGGTCCTTCATGAGCCGGATCATCGTTTCGAGCCTGATAATACTGTTATCAAGAGCCCTGATCCTGTCGATCAATTTTACGATCATGTTCCACATCTGCTGTAGTTTGCTCAGCAGGGTGTTCATCATCCACCTGAGCATCAGGTACAGCACGAAAACAAGGAGCCCGCTCATGAAGATCGGGAACCCCAAGGTCTCCACAATGTGGAGGACCTGATTTACATCTTCCATCTATCGCTTGATGCCTTTGCTGAGCAACGACATTCTGGACCGACCTCGTTGTTCAGGAGATCGCCAGTAGCCTTTGATCTGGGAGAAGGTGCCACGGTTCACACTGTATTGGAAGTATTCCCAAATGTCGGTTGAGTAACATCCTGGCTTAGGACTATTTTCACTGCCAGATTTGACCTTGATCTGCGTTTTTGCTGTACCAGCCAGCACTTTCATTGTCATTGGCGTGTGGGTGATGTAGGTAAAACTGCTAGAAGGGTTGCTAGTAGCGACTTTTACGGCATCTCCATCAAACGACCAAGCTAGGACCGTCAGGCCTGCAAGCATTGTCCATTGCCCATCTTGTGTTACCCAAGGCATTATTTCCCTCCCTGATGCTGGAACCATCGAGGCCCAACCCTTGTTTTTCCCATTGCGGCGTATTGCTCATTTAGCAACCGCTCAATTTCATCCTCACGATGTCTACTGGCTCCTCGTTCTGGGTCGGTAGCCATCGACTCTTCCCACTGTTTGACGCACATAGCCAAGGCCTCAAGCTCATCGTCGTGCTTTAGGCAGTGTCTCATCCGTGTAATTCGCGTCATTTGCCGTTGCAGCTCTTCATTTCGAGCCACATCAGGGTGAAATACCAGCTTATGTTGGTTCATAACTGGTTCCAAGGCAGTAATTATGCGGATTTCCTTCTGCCCGGAGACGCGAACCCCATCAATCGTGGCCCCCCATCCCTTTGGGTACTCGTCGCTTTCTTCCACGAAATGCCTCTGGAGGACCGGAGCGAATAATTGGGCGAACATCCCTTGCCCAAAGTTGTCCTCGATGTAGATTTCTCTGACATTGTGGAGCTTTGCCTGGTATGCAAGGCCTTCCAAGACCTTCGCTGAATACCCCCCGTCGAAACCACCGACCGCTTTCACATAAAGCGTGCCGTTCAAGTGCCCAACAATCGCGTAAGCGGTCTTGTCGGCTCCTCTTCCCGATGGGTCGATCCACATTTTGGTGCCTGTATAGCCTGACCAGTCGGAGTCGTACATAATGGGAGAGAAAAAGCCATCCGTACCAAATCCAAGACTGCGGATATCCTCGCACCGTGTCGTGCCTCCTCTGTCATTAGTTTGACCCCAAGCAATAGTCAGTGGTGCCTTGTCTCGCTGCACCGGGAAAACAACCAAATCGGTCAGCCGGAGCGGGTATTGGTTCCCATCTCCGACGTGTGTGACCATCATGTATTGCATGAGGAACGTAGAACGCCCCTCAGCGGCCTCACGCTCCATCAGATCGGTTTCAGTGAATCTCTCCGGCCAGACTGATGCTCCCACAGGGTCGCCCTCAGAGAGCCTCTCCTGAAGCTCAGGAGCAAGGTCCCTAATCATCTCTTCTGGGCCCGGTAATCGGGCTGGCCAGGCTCTGAAAACGTAGCCGCTTTCAGCCAGCTTGTCGTATAGCGATTCCTGATGGTGGGGAGTTCCCAGATAAATGATGTCACCAGAAGGAATAATGATGTTCTCGTACTCTTTGACCAGCTCACGCAACCGCTCACGCTGTTCCAAGGAAACAGTGTTGGTCGGACTTTCCACATCGTCACTGACAATGCAGGAACTTCTGACTCCAGTAATCTGTGACTGAATCGCTGCTGCCGTGAAGCTGGGGGTGCGGTCGTTGGGGGCTGGTCCGACATCGAACTGAGTAGCTGAATCTCGTTGCCCGCCGCGTGTGTCAGGCTGTAAGTGTTGCAGCCAAGGAACTTGCGAAATCCAGCGTCTAACCATGAAGAGACTCTGACGAGAATGCTTCTCTGACTTGGAAACCATCAAGATCCGTTCATTCGGATCACAGAACAGCTTCCATAGGCAGTATGCCAGTGTGACCCAAGTCTTGCTGGCTCCGCGAAATGCCCGGATGCCTCGCCGTCGAGGGCCTTCTTGCAGCCACACTGCCATCTGCCGTTGATGTTCAGCCAATTCAGGCATTTCAATGGCATCCCAAAGTTCTTGGGAAAAGAATGGGAAGTCTGTGGCTAATCGGCCTACATAAGCCTCAAGCTGTTTCTGATTCATCTAAATTCCAACCCTGTGCCTCGGCCCAGCTACGAAATTCAACATCGTCTTTTAGGGCTATTGCCAATTTCTTGAACGCCATCTGCTCTATTTGCTGACACCGTGCCCTGGAAATCTCTTTTCCAATGGCTATTTGCATGCCATCTACGACTTCTTTCCAAGGGTTCGGGGGAAATATCACGGCATAATCTCCGTTTGTGCCTGCCATTGTACGCCAGAGAGCCTACTTGGCCTTTCAACACGAACAGATCCCCACACAATGCCTGCATTCCATTGGCTTACGTCTTTACGAGACATATATTGAGGCTGCAAAGGGCCCATTGTTCCAGCATTTGCATACCAATATGGCAGCATTACCTTTGCAGAACGCTTGCATTGGCTAACAGGCCGGGGCCTGTGCGTGTGCCCACGAACAACTAGCCTGTGAGAATGTCCCCCACAAGCATAAGCAACCTGCAAACTCTCTAATTCGTCACTGTTTTGACCTGCATCCCAGCCATGACAGAAAATGACCTGGCCTATTTGCAGGCATCCTCGTTGATTGTGCACCGAAGGCTTGATGTATGGGTATTGTTTCCACCTGCCGAAAACACCGCTCCACTCAGAACGTGACCAATGGATCAAATCCCTGGTCCTACGGTCTGTTCTGCGGCTGTCAGAAACCTGCAAATTGTCATCATGGTTGCCTAGTAGCCAATGAAGACGGCAATCAGGTGGCAAACACTGTTGAATAGCAGTCAAATATCCTGCTGCTGCCTCATATTCATCCGCCAAAGTGTGAGAATGCTCATCAGGATGAACACTAGCAGCACTGGATTCCAGCAGATCGCCCAGAATTATGAAGTCTGTGAGCTTACTGCCATCAGTAGACAGCCTATTTAGAAGCCAATTTGTGGATTCTTCACGCTGAAACGGCGCATGCACACAAGAAATGGCCGCAAATTCTTTGTTAGTAGCCATTTCATAGGTCCTCAGCTGCCTTCGGATCTTCAAACACAAGCGTGCGAATTGTGTTGATGGCTACACGAGGAATGGCAATGGCGTAATCGAAACTTTCGAGCATGGGTTTCATGGCACCACAAACAACAATGTGCCCTTCTTCCTCATGCACCAGAAAACCAACCTGGAAAATGCGCTGTGGTTCCGGTAATTCATACACAGACTGGTCGCTGTTATCCACGTTTTCACATGAATCCACCCAGTCAACAAAGACCAAAGCGTAGCCATCATCACTGCTCATAAGGCCCCCTTATGCAGTTGCCGCATCTTCTTCGTCGCCCACTGGCGGCAAAGTCATGCCCCTAATCTGCATCTCTTTAACAAGATTTCCGATTGGGTTGTTCGCTGTCCCAACGGACGTGATGCCGCAATCCTTCAAACGCTGACGAATAACATTCAAATCAGCAGCTGATGGCTCGACGCGAATAAGCTCACCGTCCTTAGTGAGCACTTCACGGCCTTTCTCTAAAACCTGTAGCAAGACCCGATCAAAGGCATCTGCCATTGATTCCAGGTCATTGTCCGGTCTGGTAGATGCTTGGGATTGGTTCACGGGATCTTTCTCCTTCCCTGAGCTGGCTAATAGCCCCGGTCAGCTCATGATTTCTCTTGTCGTGCTTCTTGACTTCAGGGCTGCCTTCACCAAATTGTTCAACTATTTCAGGCCGCTCTGCTTTACGCATCATCAGTTCTCGCTCGTGTTTAGCAGCATGTACCCAAGGGCAATCCCTCAACATTTGCTTGTAGGCAATATCTTGGTACTTTTCTACCACTAAGTCGAGTTGTGACAGTTGGCGACGTTTGGTGCCAAGGTTCAAATACTTCTCTCGTTTGTCGCCGTTTTCGCCAATGTATCTCATTAGCTGATCATTGAGTGTTCTGCCATCACTGTCTGTAATAGTGCCAATAAGCTCACAATAGTATGTGTACGCAGACCACTGGTAGCCTTCAGGACCAGGCAGACTATTCATATCAATGTGTGAACGGACAACATCTGGTGAACCCTTGGAATAGCCAACCCGTTCAAACTCCATGTAGACAGGATCTGTGCTGGCTTTCCTAATTCTGGTAGGAGCAACGTAAAGAAGCCAGTCTTGATAAGGCTCAAGCTCATCTACAAAGCTGCGAGCTGGCCTACCGTCAAACATGAATTTAGGTGGAGCTTCACCGGAAATCCAACCTGGAGTTCGGTTCTGGAACGCTTCAAGCCAAGTTCTTTGTTCTCTAATAAGTGGATCATCATGTTTGGCCATTTGATTCAAGAACGATGAATATGGAATGAAACTAAGTGCAAAGTCACGAACTGCCTTGTCAGCTGTCCTGCCTTGAGTCTCAACAACATTCATGATGCTTCCAACCGTTTGTAGGTAACTGCGGTTCTGCACCATTCTGATAAATGAAAGACCCAAAGCACCCAAAATACCATGCCCAGCTTCATCAGGCATTGTTGGTTCACTGGCGTAGATGTCACAGAAGTCAACAAACGTGCCAATAGTCATTGAAGCGGGGTCACCCTTAGCATAAGACCACCATTCGCCGTTTACCAAGATGGAATATGGCTGATGGTTTTGAAGCCAAATCTTTCGTGCGTTAGGCTCTGTGGGTCCGCCGCCAGTAATCTTTCCGTCAGAATACATTGAGTAAGCCCAAGTCATCATTCCAAGTGCCAGCACCTGTCGGCCTTGAGCTTCATATCTCACAGCTCTGTCAGGACTCTGCAAATCCCTCAAGTGTCCTCTGTGTATTTGTGTCAACCAATCATCTTTTGGTGATCCAGGTCCTTCAAGAGACTTGCGGCTAGGTAGATCCCATGTTCCTTCTCTGACATAGTTGCGTAATCTGGCAATGCCTTCTATGCCTGTGGCTGTAGGCATAGTTCCACCCCAGGCAACAAAGAGCTGCACAGGTGTACGCAAGAATGGAACAATGAAGCGACCCATTCCTGCAAGGCCTTCATCTACCAGCCATTTTATGCCCTTGCCAAAGTTGCCCTCAAGAGGGTTCTGGAACAACAAGCGTGTTGCATTCTGTCGGGTGTCAGAAATCAACTGCTCATGACGAGAGGTGTAGTTCTGATCGACATAATCTTTCATTGCCTCATACTGAGCCTTGGGATCACCGGCAAGCTCCTGCATAAATGGCTGTTGTTTAGCTTCAGTAATAACAGCATCGAGGTCTTGAAGCCTGCCATTTTTAATGATCGTATCTACTTCAGCCCTAGCTTGTTCTGTAACAGCATTGTGGTGCCTTGCATAGAACAGTTCAAGTTCATAAGCAGTAGTCCGTTCGCCTAGTTCTCCATCCAGTCTGGCACGGCTAACTGTTTCATCCATGATGTCTCTGTAGCTTTTAGACATGGCGTATGTTCTGGCGAACATTTGCTTGAAGCCTTCGTCAATAGACATGATTGCAGTTGAAGGACCTCGTACCAATCTACCAATAGCATTTACTACATGAGCTGGGTCATACACACGTTTCCAGAGAGGAACTTCTTCACCAGGCAAAGCTCTTGCAGAAGCACGAGGAGCACTGATTGCATTACGGTCCATGTTGGAATCATCCAGCTGAACCCTTGGAATCATAGTGTTCTGTTCAGTGCCTAATGCTTTGACTGCGTACCACAAAGCGTAGCCAGAATTAGCAAAGTTTCTAAACAAGTTTCTTGCCGTGTCCTGTGCAACAAGAGTATCGCCGTGGAACATTGCACCAAGCAATTTACTTGTGCCAGTCATTGCTGCCATAAGAGGTGGTGAGGCAAATGTAATGCCAATGAAAGTCTTCATTGAGCCAAGCAATCCATTGATGAAAACTTCATGAATAATGCTCTGCATCATGTGCTCGCCACTGCGGCCCATAGCAGCACCAAGAGCAATTTCACGAATGTACCTTGCTCGTTCTGTTGGATCTTTAGGTGCGTTTCTGATCAAGGCAATCAGCTGATCTCCTACTGGTCCCTTTATGCCAAGCTCTTCCATAAACAACTTCGCCATTTCGGCATCAGCAATGATTTCTTGAGCCCTAACAATGTCATTAGGCATACGACCGCGAGGCTTTCTTTCACGAGGCTTCTTAGGAGCCTTTGTAGGCTCAGCGGATGGCTCCGCCGTAGCGGCAGCTGGCTGACCTTCTGGTGCTGCTTGTCCTTCTGGAACAGTTTGACCTTCTGGTGCTGGCTGAGCCTCTGGTCTAGCAGTTTCAGGTACTGGTACAGCTTCTGGATTAACGGGTTCGCCAGGATTGTCAAAGGGTCGCAATGTTGGCGGAACAACAGAACTGTTTGGCGGCGGAAGTGTTCCACCAAACGCTCGCCCTTCAAGACCCCAAGATCGTGCCAGCTGCAAAGAGGCAACATTCAAATGCTGATATTCAATAAACGCACGTTGCAACAAAGCCTTGTCTTGAACTTTGCCTGATGTATACGCTTGTTCTGCAAGCTGATCAATATGCACAAGGAATGACTGGTGCAGCATGAGCATTGAATATGCGTTTCTAGCAGCCATTCCAGGGTCTCTTGCATCCCTAACCATTAGCTCAGCAATAGTAGAACCAAGTTCTACATCCGCTCTGCCAAGGATGGCGTTGTATTGACGCAGTGCGAGGCTTTGAACATCTGCATCGCTCATTGCTTCAGGAATAACGCCTTCTCTTTGAAGCTGGCGTGAAAGATCATTGAACGCAGCAACGTATTTCAAGATGTCATCATGGTTGTTCAAAGAAAGGAAACCGGGCCTTACAGTCCCACCAGATTTCTGGTTAATTCTGGCAACTGCCATCCAGTCTCCTGGCTCCAGCTCATTGACCCAATCACCACCCTCTTCTTGAACACGCTGTGCTTTAGCGACTACTGAACCCCATTGGATGGCTGGCATATATTGGCCCGGCGCGTATTGAATTGGAAGATCATCTTTCAAACCCAGTGATTCAAAGAACTCACGAATTTCTGGAGTCAATGCGTCTGCATTAGGTCCGCCAAGAACGTGTGCGTTGTAATGATCACGCATGCTTGCGGCAAGACGTGCAAATGCTGGATTGTCTTGTGCAGTGCCTTCAGCAACCCACGCTTCAAACGCCTCAGCAAATCTTTCTAGTGAATCTCTGTCCCAATTACCATCAGTTACACCAAACGCTCGTTCCATAGTCTCGACAACATCACGGTTGCCATTAGCTTTTAGCTGGTTCATCAAGACGTGTCCGCCTTCATGAACAGCTGTAGATACGTCAGGTTTATTGATTCCTCTTACAAATGCCTGTCCAGAACTAGGGAAAATAGTGGCTTCACCACGAGGCTTAGCTTCATCTCCTTGGAACAAGCGGAACATTCCACCTTGACCTATAGCTGTCGTTGCTGCTCGTTCACGAAGATCGTCAGTAATCCTAAATGCTGTTAGTCTTGACTCGCTTCCTCGAACAACTTTGTCTTCAACAATCTTGAATTTGGAACGAAACTCTGCAAAATGTTCATCATTCACTATTCGGTCAAATTCAGAAAACATTTCTTTGAGAGATCGTGCTGCCAAAGAATCGTCATCACGGATAATTAGCCCATCAAAAGATTTGAGCCCAACATCGCTAAAAGATATTACGTCTTCACTGCCGTATTGAGACAGATAAGTTAGTTCACCTGTCTGCCTTGCAGTAGATTTTTCTAAAAACAGCTCCCCAAAGGCATCTATTCCGTCATCATGCAATCGTTTTACATCAATGGCAGAATTTTCATTCCAACCACGAATCAGTTGCAAGTCAGACAAGCCAACTCCCATAGGAAGTTCTGCAACCATTTCATCTTGTGTTTTGAATCCAGCTTCTTCAAGAGTAGTTACATAGGTTTCCCTTGAATTTGTTGTAAACGCATCAAGATCCTTTTGCTCTGGAAAATCACCAGCGATGCCTTTAAAACGGCCACCGACCCCCATATCGAGGGCCCCCTGTTCTGGGTTGTAGCGGTCATTTCTCAGAAAATGCCAATAGGAGTTATATGCCATTGTGTCCATCGTTGGGTCCATCATCAGGTCCTCAAAGATTTCGTGCATTCTGCCTGTGTCAAGAGCAGCTTTCTCTCGGGCTTCCTTATAAGCAGCTTCGCTTCCTGCCTCCCCTGTGATCTCTAGCGATTCGTCTCCTGTCCCATTTGTAATTCTAAACCATTGGGTTATACGGTCTTCTGCTATTCTGTCTTCCACAACTTTGTCTGTGGACCAATAATCAAGAATTCCTCGGTCTACTTCACCGGTCTCTTTATTGAAAATCTGTAGCGGGCCTCGATCAAGTACCGAGTGAGTGCCACTTTTAGTAGCAACAAAGTTGTTCATAATCTCTTGTCTGGTGAATCCAAGCTCTGTCAATGCTTCAACTGCGTGCTTGGGGTACAGCTCATACGCATCACCAGCATAAGTTCGCATGCCTTCCACAGTTCGGACAAAATCTGCGTCTGGGAATACAGCAAATTTACACTCGTCATCATTGATGCAGTCAGCAAGGAATCGTTTCACAGCCTGCTTTTGCCAAACGGCACTTCCTTGTCTTGGCCCAGAAGAAATGCCAGGATAAGGCGCAAACTCACCCGTATGGCTTCTTTGCCAAAGCTCTAGGACTTGTGCGTCGGTAAGGCCGTTGTTTTTATGTTTCCTAATAAGATCGGCAGGTTCAATAACCCC